CAGCTTCAGCTGGTAATTCAGCATCGTCTGGCATGGTTTTGCCATAAAGACGGGTGGGCGTTGTGGATGCCATACGAAAGGCATCCATGGCCTGTTCATGCGGCGTCAGATACTTGTTGACCTCACCTGGAGGTTCGGCCTGCGTCGCGGGGAAGCCACCAAACCTATCATTGAAGCTGGCTCCAGAAGCTGGGAATGACGCACCGAAACGGTCATCAAAAGGCGTGCCGCCTTCATCAAATCCGGGAACCTTCCCTCCCTTTTTCAGGAACATAGGAACAATATTGGCGGCTAGTTTAACGATATCACCAAGGCCGCCCCCACCGCTGTCTTTGCTGCCACCGGACTCTTGCGGCTGTTGCATGTTCATGGCACCCGTCAAAGGACTGGAGTGGCCCGCACCGCTGGTAATCTTCCCTAGCGGGATCGGCATCAGGCCTTCATCAGCATCTATATTGCCGGGGTATGGAGGTTCCTGTTCTTCAGTTGCGCCACCTTCAGCATAACCACTAAGCGGAGCCCCACCCACGCTGGATGGACCATACCAAGAACCATCACCTGTTCCTGAGTTACCACCGCCGAAGCCTCCGAAAGAACCATAAAGGCCAGCCGCAGCCGTTCCTGCACCCAAAAGCTGTGAGAGCAGGGAGGGTGATGGCTTGGTGGTCTGACTTTGACCCGTTGTGGTACCGCCAAAGGCAGGGGCTAAGCCGCCTGTAATATTGGCAAGGTACTGCGCGGTCTGGAATGGATATGCCAGCTTGGCCAATTGCTGCTGATAGGGCGAATTAAGCTCAGCCTGCGTCTGCTGCTGTTGCTGCTGACCAGACCCGGCCAAAGCCCCGGCACCCTGTAGATTTTGACCAAACACTTGATTGCCCAGAGCAGAATACCCTTGACCTGCCTGCTGAGCCTGTTGAACGGCTTGGCTATATAGCTGAGACATGGTTTGACCAGCCGTCAAACCCTGCTGTTTGGCAAGATTGGCCTGTCCTACCGCAATACGATCTGCGCCAACACCCCCAGCCTGTTGTGTGAGGCGGCCCTGATTTTGAGAGTTCTGCTGGCCAAAGACATCCTTCAAATTGGCCATAACGCTATCGGCCATGGGATTATAGAAATCCTGAGCCCCTTGCGGAGAATAGTAATGAGCAGCCTGATTAATGTAAGGCTGACCAGAACCTTGAAGATCGCGATAAGCCTGAAAAGCCGATTGCTGATCCCCACTAAAGCCAGCCACCGGGGCCGCAGGCATCTGGAACGGCTGACTGGCCGCCCCCTGCGCCATCGTCAGGGCTTGTTGACCAGCACCTGAAATGAGGGGATTAGCCTCATAACTCTGGCTCTGATTTGTGGTTGTGGTGTTAGACCCCTTGCTGCCCAAAGCTGTATCCCCTAAGAACTGGCTGCCACAAGGGCTGGCGCGACATTACCACCTTTCGGTGAAACAAAGAAAAATTCCCCGATCTTGGGCAAAATACGCTGATAAAGCCGACACTTGGCTTCTACTCTATCATTGGAAAGGATGCCTGTCAGCAGGGGCAGGCCGGTGGTATCCGGCAGGGATTTGGCCCAATGCAGCAGGGATTTGGCGTGATTGGACTTGCGATGCTCGGGATCAACGAAGATAATCAGCTCTTCGAGATGCTTGGCTTCGGTATACCAGAATTCTCCGGTGATAATGAAAGCGAGGCCCTCTAGTTGGCCGACTGGTCCAACCACCCCAATGATACCTCGAACGCCAGTATCCTCTGGCGGTATGGAACTGGGGTCCAGCATTCGGTTGACAAACCACTGCACCTTACGCGGCGATAATGGAAACAAGGCATTCTCGTCGTGGCCCAGCATCAAGAGACGCCAGACTTCTGGATAATCCTTAGGGCCTGCAACGCGAATTTTAGATGTCATTTTGGCGGCTTCAATTTCTTCAGGGTTTTAATGTGCTCTTTGCGAGTATGCAGAACGAATTTATCTAGCACTTTGTGGCCCTTGGCCATATCGCCTTGACCGATTTCCTTGACCTTATCAGGGTGAATCAGATACTCGCCACCGGCAGCAATGATCGGGACATGATCGTCGTCAGTTGGGCCGCCACTGGCCATCTGTTTAGAGTCGTTGCCTCCGAACATATTGTCGAGAATGGACTTACCCGCCATCGTGTTACCTTGGCCTAAGGCAGACGGAATGTCGGCAGGCAACACATAAGCTCCTGAAGCTACCTTCATCGGAATTTCATCAGTCCGGCCTGGAATGTCTGAGTCGATCATCCCACCCTTTTTGAAATTGATGAAGTGATGCTCTTGTGGATCATCGGCTGCACCACCCGTCGCCAGCTTCTTGGCGGTGCGTAAGGCCTTGGCCGTTCTGCCAGATTGGATTACAGTCTTCGGTATCCTGCGCTCCTTGATATCCAAGGAGGAATAGGCCTTGAATTTGGTTTTGCCACCCCGCGCCATCTTTTTGTCCTTATCTTCCTGTTCATTCTTGAGGATGCCATAGAGGAACGGAGTGCCACCAACGATGCCGGCCAGCGGCGACCGTGACTTCGGAGACGACGGATGGATGTGTTCAGGATCAAAGTTGGCGGTCAGGCCGCGCACCCGACCTCGCGTATCCAGCACCATGTATTGGGTATGATTATAGGCCCCATTGTCATCAATGCCATGAACCACAATAAGATCGATACCTTCCTTGTGGCCAGCATTGATCAATTTACGGAAAATCTCACCAGAATAATTTGCTCCCATCTTCTGAACACGGAAAGCATCAGCATCTGCCTGAGCAGATGCCATATTCTGGGCTTTATAAAGCTCGCCTGTTAGATGCGGCAAATAAACTTCAACAGCATTTTTGGCCCGCAATACATATGGAAGCCCTACAGTTCCATAACCCTTGGCAACGTGCTGAGTGTCGCCTAAGAAAAAGGCGTGCTCACCAACATTGTGGCCATATTCTTCGTAGTTCTTCTTGGGATGAACGATATTCTCTGGGTATCGTTTGGAGAATTCGTGCTCGCCTCCCTTGTAGAGTTCGAAGTTCGGGTTGAACAACAGACCACGCAACTTCTCCGGTGAGATGTTGGGTGTCTTGGGCGCGATCAACTGCTCTTGGATTGGCGGAACCCAATCCTCGAAGTTCTGAATTCGCTGGATGACATTGCCCGGCTCATTGGCGTGCTTGATCAGATCACGAAAGAAACCGATATCCTTTTGATAAGTCGCAGGAAGCGGCTCAATTTGAGCCCACTTTTTTACCTGCTCCGGATTGTATTTAAGGATCGGCTTGCCATAATGAGTATCGTGCCCGCCCTCCGTATGATAGCCCTCATCCATCTTCGGAGCCATGTCATCGTCATAGGCGTATTCTTCGAACGGTTCCTGTTCGAATTTCTTGGCCTGTGCTTCGGCATCCAACTGATCAAGATGATGGCCGACATCATGGCGGACGTTCTCGGGCAACTTCTGCCCAAGTTGATCTGCGTATTCAGCACCGTGCTGCTTGGCAACCGCGACAAGGCCGTTGGCAATCATTTCCGGATCGTTGCCGTAAGCCTCCGCCATTTTATCAGCTTTGGCTTTGATAAGTGATGGATCGGCTTTGGCCATCTCATGAGTGATGAAGCCGGTTTCCTTCTTAATGGGAACCACATTGTCTTGCTTAGGCACAGGCTCGCCCAGCATCTCCTTTTCCATGTTGGCAAAGAAGGCATCCATATCGGCAGGCATACCACTGCCGCCCGTGGGTTCGGATGATCCACCCTTCTTGACACCATACATGTCCGCGATGGCATCACGCCGCTTGATCAGCGTGTCCACCAACTTGGGTTTCTCTCCCTTGGTCAGCGGACCAAACTTATCAATCAGAGCCTTGATCTGGTCGTCCGTGATGTCTGCCACCCGCTGGGCCGCTGGCAGCTCAAACTGCCTGTTGGCAGGATGGATCACATCGGCAATATCGGGCGACTTACTGAGATCAAAGTGCTCTACATTTGGTCCCCACATATCCGGACCTTTGGGCTTGCCTTGAGCGCGAAACCGCAGCGCCCCACCCATATCAATCCGCCATGCATTGTTGTGGGGATCAACAATGATGTTATCCTTACCTGTCCCAACAAAGTCATAATTGCCGAGCCAGAGATCGACTGGGTAATTCTCCTGAATGCCCTTCACTCCCAACCATTCATCGGGATGCAAAGTGTTCAATACGTTGCCGGGCACAATCGGGCTGGCAATCGAAGGCTTGCCCTTGAATTTGGTCATTTTGACATCGGCAACGGGAACGCCCGCCGCCTTGTATAGTTCTGCTGCCAGCTTTTCGTTATAGGTGTGCTCGTGGCTTTGCGGCGTCTTGATATAAACTGGCTCACCACTGGGTAGTTCATACAGACCGCCGGGATTGGAACCTTTCTGCTCCCCAATCTGTTTGGCTCCCTTGACCTCGGATGGATCGAGATCATAAGGATGAAAGAATTCCGTTGTCTTAGGCTTTGGGGCGACGGCAGGGGCCATGCTCAATGAGTTAGGGTCGTGCAACTTGTCGAGCTGTTCTCCAACCCTGCCCAGAGCCTTAGGAACGGAATGGATACCAAGCGGCGATGCCAACTCAGGCATTGCCACTTGGCCCATGGCATTGACATCCCGCTCCATACGGTCGCCCATAGCAGGATTGCCTGCATCCTCAGCCACGCCGCCAGCAAGACCTGCCACGCCATGAATGCCTGCGTTGACTGTCCGAAGTGCTGCATCGACACCCGCCGCTATCGGCTGGAACGGCAGCAAGCCGGGATACTTGGCAAGATTCTCACCGGAGATACCAAACTCTCCACCCTGTCCGTAGGCATGGCGGATACCGGCCAGCGCCCGATCCAATGGTCCACGACGCGGCGGTTCATAGGGACTGGCCGCAAACTCTTCCGGTCTTGGTGGCTTGGCTTCGTTGTTGTCACCAGTAATATAAACCCGCTTCAGGCCAGAGGTTGGAGGTTGTTCAGGTTCAAGTTCAGCGCCACCCTCAGCCTTTCGAGCATAGCGACGGGCTGTCGTTAGCGCAGCCGCAACCGCTTGCTTCTGTGGATGGCCAGCACGAACCATCTCCTGGATATTGGAGCTGATAGCCTGTTTGTTGCCAGATTTAATTAACGGCATGACTTCTACCCAGCACGCATTAGAACGATACCACCGATATAGGCGGGCGGGATGTTGCCGGAATTGCCGGTGCCAGCAGCAGATGAAGTCGCCGAAATGCCGGTAAAAGCAGAGTTGATGGTCGCTCCTGAATTCAACCCACATCCAAATCCACCACCACCAGTTGTCGTGTTTCCCGTATTAGCGTTGGTGCCGTGGGCATGACCGGGATCGGAGATGAAGATGTTGTGGCTATGCGCCTGCGGATTCTGACTGCCACCACCTGCGCCAATGGTGTTCGGGTTAAAGCCAGCGACGGCGCTCGAAAGCCGCGCCGTGCCACCATCGAGCGCAAAGCGCGTGCGGCCCTGGCTATCCGGTAGCGTCGTCGAGCCGAGGATGACCGCGAGCTGCGGATAGGTCGTCGCCGAGAACGTGCCGCCCGTGCAGGCGAGATACGGCGGCACGCTGCAACCGGAGACCCAATTTGGCACCGAGGAGCCGGCGTAATCCCAGTAATCGCCGATGCGGCCGAGATTTTTGAAAAACATGGTGCCGCCATTGGCGGAGCCCAAATTTACAACATCCACGATCTCCCCAGGCGGCGCGCAAACCACAAGACCGCCAGCCGTGGTCTGCAACGTAATGGTGAATGCACTCGATCCAGTACACTGGTTATAGATTTCGTAACTTTTGGAAAATGATGTCGGAAACGTAATCGTGACGTTGCCCGTCAGAGTGGACTGAAAGATGAGGGTTTTGCTTTGATACTGTGCAGCGGACAGCACGACGGGGGAGTTGTTGAGGCTGATCCTCGTGACCCCACCAACCACCAAATCAAGCAGCGTCATGTTATTATTGACAGGGGTGTCCCACGTACCTACCTGATCGCCACGAGCCGGTTCTTCCAATTGGATATTGGGACTAAATGTCGAAACCATCGGTCACCCCTAGCTGTAATATGGTATCTTAATCGTCGCCCCCGTGGACGATACCAAGGTCAGAAATCCCGCCGCCTGAGACGAAGTAAAGGTAATTGTACCAGCTGTAGCCGATGTTGAGGTTCCCGTCACCTGAACAGGTAGGGTTCCAGCTACAGTCTTCCCAATGTCCCTCAGTGCCGATACGACATTCTGAAGAGTGGCAAAGAAGGCTTCAGGAGGCGATGCCATTACCTTCTCCCAGATATTGCAAAGCGGAACCTAATCTTGCCAAGCCGCCAGAACTCATTGTTTATGCTGGTGATCTGGGCAGCCATCAATCTACCACGAATGCGGGTATTGATATACTGGGTGGCTTGGGTCACGGTATAGGGACCATAGCTCCGGGGTGTATCTCCGGGGTAATCGGCCGCAAAGAAAGTAATCGACATCTGAGCGTCTTGCGCTCCTGAGCGCAAACCCCAGACAAAATCTGGGATCACAAAGTCAACGAATGAGAAGTCGTTGCCTTCCGAGATGGCCCACCAGCCTGTGGTAAAGGATGGTGCACTGGCTCCCGCATGAATAACCCCCGTCTCATGTTGCCAAAAAGACCCAGTGGTATCGACCCCAATTGGCTGTCCCAGCACAGAGACATCAATCCATGCAGTCCGGGAGATCGCGCCGTAATCCCACTCGATATTGCCAGAGCCAATCAGGACCTTAGCATATGAATCATTTTCTCCCGTGCTCGCTGCCGATGGATACTGAAACATCAGTTCGTTGAATGAACTGTTAACCGCACAGACAGTCTTATCTTGGTAGGCGGTATTGATATTCTGAAACACGATATCCCAAACCGAGCATGGCATCGGCACCACGCCGCTCTGGTTGATCATGAAGAAATTGTTGAGTCCCATCCAATAGATGTTATTGCTCAATACGCCAGCTGCATGGGGGCCAAGCCAACCACAACCCGTGCCAACTTCCGTAAATTGGAAAATCACATCGCCGCCAACATACTGCATAATCCACACGCTGATATCGGTAGATATCAGCGCATAGGACGGCCCCTGAATACCGCCAACAATCAGAGAGCCGGTTGAGATGCGGAAACTGCCAGCTGTGGTTTGGTTACTGACTTCATACTCGGTGTAATCCAGAGCATCGGACCAGCGCACGACAAGATTGTCTTGGGCTCCTGTGCTCTGCACAGAGCGCCAGAGCACCAGAATTTGCTGCGGCTTGGAAACGAATAGGCCACCATTCTTAAATGGAGCCGTCGCTACCACCTGAGCCGTGGTGTAGCCAAAGTATCTCGCCCAGATATAGACCGGCCCATCCTTTGGACAGCCAATCAGAATGTCGCCCCAGTTATCCAAGGACCAGTCTGTGGTGGTAATAGGCGTACCCACGATACCCGCAAACGTGGTTCCTGTGCCGAAGCCCCCCAAACCAAAGCCTCCCGCACCAAAGCCAGAGCCGGGAATTTGAGGGCCGCCCGTGACATAATAAACCAGCTGCGCCAAACTGGCATTCATCGTCACGCTGGTGGTGGCTGAAGCATTCTGGGTAATGCCGATGGTATAGGTATAGCTGGAGCCTGCGGTCGAGGTGACTGTCGAAATCTGATATTGACCGCCGATGGTTGGAGATACCGCTCTGGTGCTTGGAATGGTGGTGATGGCATCAAACGGATAGAATAGACCCGTCTGGGCAATGTAATAGCTATAAGGTGACAGCACCGAAACAATAGCAGAATTATTGGTCAGGCTGAAGATTGGCAGCACACCAGAGCTGATCACATTCGACGTAGACGTGCCGCTGGCAGTGATGGTGTAGCTTCCCGTACTTAGCACTGACTGAACCGGATAAGCTCCAGCTAAAAATAGCCCGCCAACGGCAATAGGAGTATTGAAGTAAACGGTATTATAGATAGACGCACCGCTATTGGGGTCGTTAATCGTCACAGTCGCGCTGCCCGCCGTGGTCGAGAAGTTCGGCGTCAGGTTAGAAATTAATGTTTGCGGCGTGATATCGACTGTGGTGTTCTCGGTTGAATAATACACCAGCAGATTGGCGGTGGCTCCAATGCCAAGATACTTATTATCAGACAGGTCTTGCCATGCATGAAGGCAGCGCACGGTAGAAGGTGAGGTCACACCCAATTGATTCCAGCCGCCATAGGCCTGGATCATGCCATCCTTATATCGGATCAGCTGTGATGCAGATACACCGGCTTCGTTCACAGACGGCGTGGCCTGTGTGTTGACGCCAGGACGTAAGGTTATAGAACCATTAGGCATTCTAAACCCTTGGCGGAGAAGCCACGGGACTTACTTGCATTGGCTGCCAAGCAGGACCCATGAACCTTTTACGAAGTTCTTCAATGTTGGCCGAAGCCATCAAGATTTTATATTGACTTTCCCATGTTGACCCCTTTGCAGGATCATCTGTCGCTGGGCCGAAATCTCGCTGGTATGCCGATGCAAATACCATTGAAGCAGCCATGAATACGTCTGGCAAAGATTGAGTGAGGAACGTTGACGAATTACTTGCCGACAATGGCAAAGGCCTAATCGTTCCAACAACCTCGGCAGTGTAGGCTGCATCTGGGGCGGGTCCAAAGATAAAGGTGGTTTGATTGAGCGGGGCCATGAACAGCGGCACCCCGGTATTGGTGGCCGCACTGGGCCATGCAAAGTCCAGATATTCCTTGGTCACCAAGGTCAGAGGATTACGGGTGCCATTTGAAGAAGTGGCAGTAACTGGCGTCAGGATGTTGATCTGCTCCACCACCACAAAATTTCCATTAGGTGTTGTCGTCGGTAGCGTGAAGTTACGCACCCCAGAAGATACCGTAGTAGAAGTGTCCGCCACACGAGTCGTTTGAAGATCGAGTTCACGATACATCCTTTGCTCTGCATAATCGATGCAGCCCGGCAGGAAGGTCACGAAATTGGGGTCAGTCGATCCCTGAACCATCAGGTTCGCCAATTGATTGACATACGTCGTATAATTGAGACTCATGCCTCACCTGTTTGGGCAACGTTGAACTGAACCTGAGCGAGTGCAACATATCCTAAACTACTTCCCAGAACTGCTACGCGGTGGAATTGGCTGGTGGGATTGGTCATGGTTGAGGTAACGGTAATAGAATAGCTTTCCCCTGCCGCTCCCGTCGTGGCTTGGGTAGCAATGGTAGTCCATGCTGCATAGAGCGGGGTATCCGTAGCCGACGCCTGCACCGCAAAGGTGGTGGCAACTCCGCTAATGATGCCGCGATCATAAGGGGCGTAGACCGATACACTCAGCAAGGTGTGCTGGAGAGCAGGAGGAGCAATAGAAGCAGGTGTTCCCTGAATATTGCCCTGCCAGTTGATGCCGACATAGTTGTTATAGCTGGAATTAGAGACACCCACATTGGTGGCGCTCTGCCAAGCCTGCTTATTTACCATGCCATCGAACGGCGCATTAAGGCCTGCCGCTCCCGTCAGATTGCCAATGCGGGAGCCATAGGTCGGCTGTAAGAAGTTGGCGCTAACACCTACCGCAGAGAGAGGATTGTCATCCTGAACATAGTTTTCGGGTCGGGCGTTGAAGACCGGGATCGGATCAGGCGGCAACACAATGGTTCGTAATTGCTCTTGAGGCTTGTCGTTGCAGGTTCGACACACCAGCATTCGCTGGTTCTGAAGCCGTGGCCCGATCCATTCAAACTGCCATCGGAGGTTTTGCAGGTTGTAGAGGAAGCCGCAGAAGTCACAGACCCCCAACGCACGGGGGTTGTTGACATCAATGTGGGCGCGGCCATGGGGTCTCACCTAAAATAGCTCCCAACTCCTGGCGCTATGAAGAGGGAGACGTTCTCAGTATTCTGAGTGGCAGCAATCTGCCACGCCTCGTCAGCGTCCGCCTTGCGAATCTGCTCAAGTTGGGGGGCAAATACCCGAGCCAATCGGTGCGCCAACCCCGCCGCCAATGCATCCAGCCATAGGTAAGGAACCTCCACATTAATGCCACCCGCGACGGTAGCGTCTTGTATTTGCCTAACGCGGTAGTAATATAGCGTATACGGTCCATTGCCATCCGGCGTCAAGTAGAAGGTAATGGTCGGGGAGATCAGCCGATCAAACCAGAACTGGGATGGAAACCCTTGCGTGTTCTTGTTGACGATAGCTGCATAGTCGGTCTGACTGATCGGGAAGATCAGCCGATCCTGGGTCGCAGTTCCAGTTCCGGTTCGAATATAGGCATTGGTGATCATCACCGTTTCAGCAGGCAAGGAATAGGAATTGGTTCCCTGCACCAGCGGCATGGATTGAAGATCAACTGTCCATAGGTTAGGCTGGAGGTTGCTCATCTTCACCAGAAGCAAGTTAAGTTCCATAACCGCCTGCTGTAGGTGGTTCTGAAGCACCTCAGCCGGACGGACTTGAATACGCTGGAACGCATTCAGGATAACTTCGCCCGCTGATGGGGCGAAGTTGTATGTGCCGCTGTAGGTCTGCGCCGTAGAGAACATGGATTACCCCTGAGGAACCTCAGAAACCGCTACGCCGCGCACGTCAAAGGCCACCGAGGAGGCCTCGGTTACGGTAGCCACCTCTGGCATCGTGTGAATGACATCGACAGGCGGAGGAAAC